GGGCAATCGGCTTTGATTCCCTATTTCTCAGCTCTGGGGGTTTCGCTCGCGGATGCCGGCGGCAAAGCTCGGCCACTGGATGATATCTTGTTGGATCTTTCGGATCGATTCTCGAAGATGGATCGGACAACGGCCAACAATATGGGCCGCATGATGGGAGTTGATCAGGGAACCATGAACCTGTTGTTGCAAGGCCGCAAGGAATTAGAGTTAACAATTCAGCGGCAAAAAGAGCATAACGCGGTTACGAAAGCCCAGGCCGAACAGGCGAGCAAATTTCAAAAATCTCTTGCTGATACGAAACAGAGTTTGGCGGCCGTTGGCCGAGCTTTGCTCATGGATGCCGCGCCGGCTCTGGAAAAACTCTTTGGGCTCTTTCAAGAATTCGCGAGTTGGATCCAGAGCCATGAGGAATTTATTTCTGATTTCCTGAAGGTTCTAGCGGTTGGCCTTGCCGCGGTTGCGCTTGCCGCTTCCCCGATCACTCTTACAACGGCCGCGGTTCTAGCATTGGCCGCCGGCATTGCCCTCTTGTGGCAGGATTACCAAACATGGAAGCGGGGCGGAGATTCCCTTATTGATTGGGGAAAGTGGGAGCCTGGAATAGAGGCGGCCATTCATGGAATTGAGCGGCTCCGAACTGCCTTCTTTTTCGTCAAACAAGGGGCAAAAGAGATTGCCGATATTGCAACCGGCAATTGGACAAAACTGGTTTCGGACGCGAGCGAAAATCCCCCGAGCAATTCCGATATAGAGAACAGTGGGGCCGCAAAATCGGCGCGCGGAATCTTCCAACGGAACTCGGCCGTAAACGGAACGGATTATTTCAAGAAATTCTTTACAGATCGGGGATGGAGCCCAGAACAGGCGGCCGGCATCACCGCGAACTTGATGAGTGAGAGCGGCGGCCGGCAAAACGCGGTTGGGGACAATGGCTCGGCCTTCGGCCTGGGGCAGTGGCATTCGGATCGGCAAGCGGCTTTCGCCAAATGGGCGGGGCACGATATTCGCCTTGCAACTCTGGATGAGCAATTGGCTTTTGTGAATTACGAACTTACCCAGGGCGGAGAACAGGCCGCCGGCCGAGCGCTTCGGGGAGCAACTTCGGCCGCGGATGCCGGCTCGATAGTTTCCAGGCAATACGAACGGCCGGCGGATGCCGCGGGGGAAGCCTCCAGGCGGGGCAGTTACGCGGCTTCCATCTTAGGGATACCTGGGGCCTCCAGGGCGGCCGTGGGGGCCAGCAGGGCCGGTTCAGGGGGCGGGAATGTGGATAGAAGTACCGAAACCCATATTGGAGAAATCAAGATTTATACCGCGGCCACTGATGCGAAGGGAATTGCTTCGGATATGGCATCTTCGCTGGATTACCTTTTTGCCTCTCAGGCAAACGCGGGGTTGAACTAATGCCATTGATTCCCTATCCGAACATTCCGGCCTATCCTGGGGTTCCCGCTCTTGTTCGCTCGGCTAACATCCCGCCGGTTGTGACGATCTCCCTGGGGCTCGTTCAAAGCATTCTCGCGAGTGCTTTACAATCTCCGCTCCAATGGGGCATCTTCGATTCGAAGGGCAACCAGCTCGGGGTAGATCCTCAAAATCTGGGATTGGGGGCCGCTTTACTCCAGGCCGCCATTACCGGCGGCGGATCTGTTCTCTCAACTTACGATTTCGATTTCGTCAAGGAAACTCGGATTAGCAACTTTCCCCTCGAAGCCGGATCCTTTGCCAATTTCAATAAAGTTGAGATGCCGGCGAACCCCGTTGTAACGCTCGCTCTCGCTGGGAGTGAATTTGATAGGGCTCTGTTTCTCAATGCCATCGATGCGGCTTGCAAATCAACGGATTTGTATATGGTCGTGACTCCCGAAGTGACTTACATCAATTACAGCCTTGAACGCTATAGGTACTCGCGCAAGGCCGCCAAGGGTGCAACGTTGCTTGTTGTGGAGATCTCGTTAGAAGAGATACGGCAAGTTTCGGCCGCCTATACAACGGCCACTCCAATCAAAGCTCCGAAGGATACCGGAGCGGCTTCCCAGATCGATGCTGGCAAGGTACAACCTACAGCCCCAGATCAATCGGTTCTTAAATCGATCTCGAATTACTTCCAGGCTCTTGGAGTCTCCCAGGGGGCCAAGTAATGCTACAAATCCCAATTCAACCCGTCCCCTCTCAGCAAGTGAAAGTTGTTCTTGCTTCACAAAATTGCCAAATCGCCATTTACCAAAAGGTGCAAGGGGTATTCGTTGACTTGAATTCCAACGGCATTGATATTTCTGTTGGGGTTCAGGCCCATAACGCGGTTCAATTGGATCCGCGGGAATATGCCGGCTTTGCCGGAAATCTGATGTTCATCGATACCCAGGGCTTAGAGGATCCAAGTTTTGAAGGTTTTGGAACTCGCTGGTTTCTAATTTATCTAACGGATGCCGAGTTTGCTTTAACGAAAATTCTCAATTCTCCGAGTTCGATTTTGGATCTTTTGACAACCGATGATTTGATTACCATTTACACTGATGATGGCGACAAGATTTATGTTAGCAGGGGTGCATAATGACAACTCTTTCAACAGTAAGTGCTATCGGGCTTTTTGCTGATCGGCCAATCTTCGGAATCGGCGGCCGGAAATATTTCGCCACTGACACAAAACAAGAATGGTACGATACCGGTTCGGCCTGGGTGAACATTACTCCAAGCGGAAGCCCCGTTGGGACTCTATTTGCAACTCCATCTATCGCCGGCGATTTCTCAATTCCGCATGGGCTTACTCCTGCCCCATCAAGAATCTCAATCCTCCCCACTTCCGGCGGGAGTATTTGGGCGCAAGATCCGGATATTGATTCAACGAACGTTAATTTGTTCGCTTCGGATCCGAACATAACGGCAACAATCTATCTTTTCGCGTGAGGTTGAAAATGAAAAAGTTATTTGCAGTATTGGCATTACTCTGGGCTTCGACGGCATTTGGGCAAGTGTTCACGACTTTGTATTTACCAACCGTTCGCGAAAATCCGAGTTCTTCCCTTTACATCAGCCTTCAGGGCGGCCGTGTGTTTTGTGGAACTTCGATGGTTGATTATGCCGGGGGCAATTTGCTCATGACGGCTTCAACAACGAATTATATTTATCTTGATACAACTTCGAGTTGTTCTCTATCTGTTAAAACAACAACCTTTGTTTCGGGAGATATTCCAATTGCTTCCATTGTAACTGGAACATCAACAGTTACAAGTGTTACGGATCGGAGAACCCCTTTCCAAAAACTCCCAACCGTGGCTGGCACAAGTTGGGGTTCAATTACAGGAACTCTTTCAAGCCAATCGGATCTTCAAACAGCTCTCAATGCGAAGGCGGGATTCCCTGGGGCCGGTATTCCCAAATCAACCGGCTCGGGTTGGACAACTCCCGCTTTTGGAGATATTGTTGCTCTTTGGGCGAGTGGTTCATGTTCCGGCTATCTCAAGAGCGACGGGACTTGTTCAATTCCGAATATCAATAAGTTAGATGGTTATTTCTTTCCTGAAGATTACGGGGCTAAAGGAAATGGACAATTCGTGTTCGATGGCGCTATGGCTAACAGTTCATCTAATATTGATTCTGCTAGCGGAAAGTTTGTTTCTAGTGATGTAGGCAAACTTTTGTACATACAGTACAAGGATGGAAGCGGAGTTACTCAATACTTGAAAGGAACCATCAGTACATACGTGTCCTCCACGGAGATAAACGCTAGTTTTACTAATTCTAGCGGGAGCGATATATCAGATGGACAAGTAATGTGGGGTACAGATGATTCTGTACCCATACAAGATGCTACTGATGCGGCGTTAGCTGTCGGAGGAGTTGTCTTTTTTGGTTCCCGTGTGTACATCGATGACGGATACCTACAAATTTACAAATTTCCATACAGTAATGTTAGATTAACAGGAACGGCGTCCGGGTCTACTCCGCAGAGTAATATTGGTGGTTACAATCCTGTATATGATTCTGGATCTGTCCTATTATTTACGGGTCATCCTGGCGGCGCAAATACTGATTGTAGCGCGGGACTTGGAAGCGGGGCCATACAGATTCAATATCCGATTGAAAGTACCCCATCGTTATTGCCTTACAATCCTAACACGGAAATAGACCATTTAATGCTAGAGTATTCTGACCCCACGTTAGGATGTGTTATCAACGCGGCAAAAAATGACAGTGATCCTGATACCTATCAGGAAATTTACGACATTCATAACAACACTATTCTTGGAACTATGAGCGCGCTAGGAACAGGACAAATTACTGATGGGTTATTCACTGCGGGTGCGATTGAAAACAGAGTTACTCATAACGTGTTTTCCGGTCTCGCTCGTCACGATATATCCCTTGACGGCGCGTCCTTTGGTATGAACAGTTTTAGTATTAAGGATAACCTTTTCATGAACACGTTTGATCCTGCTCAATATCTTGTATGGTTAAACGATTGTTTACAGTCTGGAGATATATCTAATAACACGTTTGAAAAGTCCTACAATGCTATAAGTGCGCCGTGTTCAAATGCTATGCGCTATACATCTAATTGGATAGGCGACTCTCTGCAATCGACTAGCGGTGTACTGGTAAGCATAGTCGGTGGTGGAAACACTATCGAAGGAAACTACTTCGAATGGGCGAGACGCGATTTAAACGTGTATGGAATATCAACAAACGGAACAAATAAGATAACGGGAAATGTATTTCAAAGTTTTGGAAATGTTGCTGTGATACTTACAGGTAGCGCATTCTTCGATGTTACAGACAACGTTTTTAGAGCAGCACAATCCGGCGCTTTGGCTTACGTTTATATGGCTAATGGTGGAGGTAGCGGAGATGGAACAGACGGTAACATACAGGCGAGTGGTAATGCTTTCGGCGCGGGTATTACAGCGCTAAATTCTTATTACTTTGAAAATAAATCGCGAGGAAATATAGTGTATGATCCTGGCACGGATATGTCCGGGAGCGGCATAACTAATACCGGGACTGTACAGGTTATGCTAACGGGGACTTATAACGCTGCTACCGCTGCTTTCCCCGCGTGTAACGTTGCGCACATCTTTTTCAGAGGTACTGTTACAGATGCTACCGCACCAACCTATTTAGGAACCTATACTAGCGGCGGTGCTGTAACAACCGATGTGTTATGCAACGGAACTGTGCTAGTTACCAAATGACAAATTCATTCGCGAACAAAAAAGAGCTTCGATTTATCATCACTCTCGGAACTGGTAAGTTCGGATCGAGTTCGAACAACCAAATTCGTTTGGAAGGGTACCGCGCAACAATCGAGATAGACAAGGCCGGCGGGATGATGATGGGGACTCTTCGAGCCCAGATCTATGGGGTTCAGCAAAGCGATATGAATGCCGTTACAACCCTCCAGTGGAAGCCGCGAAGCCTCATTCCCAATACCGTTGAAGTTTATGCAATTGATGGGGCTCAAGAAACATTAGTTTTTACCGGGAACATAGTAAATGCATGGGGCAATTATCAATCTATGCCGGATGTGTTCCTTCAGATCCAGGCCCAATCGGCATATTTCGCCCAGCTTACTCCCGTTGCCCCCCGAAGTTACAAAGGGCAAATTGATGTTGCAAGTATCATGGGGCAAATTGCGCGAACGATGGGATTCACTTTCGAGAATAACGGAGTTCAAGTTCAGCTTTCGGATATGTATCTTGCTAACACTGGGTTGGAACAGGCAAAGACTCTTGCGCGCGCGGCCGGCATTGATTTGTATGTAGACGATAATGTTTTGGCAATCACTCCGCCAAACGTTCCCCGCGGCGGCCTTGTTCCCGAGATCTCATCTCAAACCGGCCTAGTTGGATACCCAACCTTTGACGGGGTCGGAGTGAATTTCCAAACGCTCTTTAACCCCTCCATTGCTTTCGGCGGAGCCATTAGACTGGTAACGGATATCAAACAGGCAGCCGGCCAATGGATTGTTACTTCCGTTGCTCATCGGCTCGAATCTGAAAAGCCCGGGGCGGCCTGGTTTAGCACAGTGAGAGGAAACGCCAATGGGCTCGCCATCAGCAAATAATGGAATTCCGAACCCACTCCCCAATCAGGCAACCTTTGGGAAGTTCAACAACATTGGGTTTTCGATTCTCTATTTTCTGAGCCAAATGCAAACGGCAACGCTCGTTAAGGTTGAGGCTTGCACAAATAGCGGCGGCCTCTCGCCGGTTGGCCTGGTGGATATCACTCCCCTCGTTAATCAGATCGATGGGCGCGGAAACCCAATCCCGCATATAACGATTTTCAATGTTCCTTATCTCAGGATCCAGGGCGGAACGAATGCCGTGATTCTCGATCCGGTTGCCGGCGATATCGGGTTGGCCGTTTTTGCAAGCCGAGATATCAGCAAAATCAAGGCAACGAAGGCCCAGGGCAATCCAGGGAGTTTGAGGCAATACGATTTCTCTGATGCTCTTTACGTTGGCGGGATGCTCAACGGATCCCCTGAACAATACGTTATGTTCGCGAGCGATGGGATCAAGATCGTTTCGCCGGCAAAGATCACTCTTCATGCCCCCAGCATTGTACTCGAAGGGGCATTGGATCAAAGCGGCGGAGATGTTACCATTGCTCAGAACCTAACGGTTTCGGAAGATGTATTTGGGGGAACGGATTCAATCTCGCTTGTTCATCACAAGCATACGAGTGCGAGCCCTGGGAGCCCAACGAGCGAGCCCTTACCATGACGATGTTTAACACGCTCTTACTTGATCAAACGGCATGGGATCTCGTTGAAGATGCCGCGGGAAATATCGCAATGGCGGCCCCTCCCTATGCGTTGGCTCAGGATGTGGCGAGCGCTGTTCGGCTCTTCCTTGCCGAATGTTGGTATGACACAACCAAAGGGATCCCGTATTGGGATGAGATTTTGGGGCAACTCCCTCCCTCTTCTTTGCTAGTGGAGCTGATCAGAAAAGCGGC